ATAATAATATGCAGTAAATTGACGTTAAAACTTGGCATGTAAATGTTATTTAAGTGTTAACAACAATCTGATGGCCCAGTCTATTTAAATCGCAATCACTATTACTGGGCCAAAAACTTCTTTTTAAATATATTCCAATAAAATATTATTTACAATTTATTTTGGATCAAAAAGCATAAAGTTATTGCTATTTGTATGCCTGCAATCTATGTGCAACCACGAAACATTACGCTCAATTGCTTTTATGTGCGGATAGTCATGCCTTTTGTCATATATATGCTGTCTCATCTCTTCAGCCGACATATCTTTACTTATAATATCAACAGCACGACCGAAAGCATGTTGACTAGTAGGGCTATAGTTTTTCATACCCTCAACACGTAATCCTGACTCATGCCTATCACCACCGTAATACCAGTTATTTATTGTTAGAGGTATACCTAAGTTGTCTCTAAGCTTTTGACATGTTTGTATTATACGGTCATCTATAAACCATAACGCTCTATGGCCATATTTATCCCATGTTTCCTTCGAAATAAATTCCGGAAGTATAAAATTTTTAGTTATGTTCTCCATCAGTTCACGTTTAAGAATATCATATCTAGTGAAATTAGATTACCATTTTCGAATTCAATTATTGCTTCGTCTAATATATCTTCCGACTTTGCGTAAAAATCGTAGTTACCATTTATAGGGCTAACATAACAAATTTTTATATCTCTTAAATCCCAATACTCAAGGTCGTCTATTTTAGTCTTTATCATACAGTTTATAGGCTGCCCATAGTGCGCCAGCACCTGTAATAATATCTCGAGCTAAATCTTCTGGAATAAAGTTGCTAAGTAATAATACTGCTATCCCTGCTGCTTCAGCTGTTTTCTTTTTGCCTTCAATGACAACACGTTGTAAAACAATATTTAATAATTTACTTAAATTCATTTTTTCTTTCCTTTCTTAATAGAGTAAGCAATAGCCAATGCCTGCTTTATTGGTTTTCCTGCCTGTAGTTCTGTTTTAATATTTTTTTCAAAAGCTTTTTTAGATTTTCCATAGTCTAGTGGCATGACTCCTCCTTAGTGATTCCATTTATTCATAAGTTCTTTTGTTGCTTTCTCTGCAATGTCACGGTTTTTTTGTGCGGCCATAGCTTCTCGATGTTTTTTGTTTTTAGCTATTTCCTTGTCATGTTCCTCATGCGAAAGGTAAGTAAGCCCTTCTTTTCTTTCTACATCTCGAATTTGCGCCATAGTTAATCGTTCACTGCCGCCTCTAGGATCTACGAACTCAGTAAACCCATGCACTGCTACGTTTGAGTTACCAAAATACTGTTTGCAGTTAGTTGATTTACAGTTAGTACAATTAACATGATGTGAGTCTGTCAGTCCAAAATAAAAGTCTTGTATGTTATTACATGAATAACACTTGTAACTATACAACGGCATTTTGTACCTCATATATCCTTTTAAGAAAAAACTGCTTCATTTCATGTTTTCTTTTTTCATTAGGATTTACCTCTTTGCCATTAATGACTTTATAGAACATTTCTTTAGATATATTAAATTGCTTAGCTACATAGTCAGGGCTTACATCTGATTTTTGATACAAACTTTCTAATTCTTCTGGATCAATACCAGCTTCAATGTATTTATCTGCAACCATTTGATTTAAAGTGTTTTTTACCCAAGTAAACTCGTTACGCATTTCGTCAAACTGTTTACCAATTACTTGCATCTGATCGTAAAGCGCATAATTAGTAGTATTACTTTTTATGTCGTTTATATCGTTAAATAATTGGCGGTAAAGCTGTGTTAGCTGATCAACACTAAGAGGAGCATTTACAGTTATGTCTTCTAACGCCTTTTTTTTTGTTGCTGTATGAAAATCAAGTGACTTGTTTAATACTTGCTCTACAACTGTATTAATTCTTGCATCAATAGATTTATTAACAGACTTAAACATGTCGCCTACTTCTGCTCTTAGATTATTTATTGCTACTGCTGTATTTGGGTCTTTCATTTTTTTTTACTCCTTAATATTTTTTTGGTTTTTTCTTTTTATTCATTATGCTCGTCCTTCCACGTAGTCACGTAAAGTTGGTCTGTTATCAGTCGTTCTAAATGCATCTGATGGTGACTTAACTTTTATGTCTTTGATATGCCTAATTGCATACTGCACTGCGTCCACTGAGTGGTCGTCTTTTTTAACAACTTTAAACTCATCATTGTTTGCATGTAATGTGTCTACATATCTATAATTTTTATGCTGATCTATTACATAATTAAGATGATCAAAAAACATTAATTTGTTTTGCCAAAGTAATTGATTGATTAACAATATGTTTCCAGACTTTTCTTTTTTAGCCTCAATTAACCTTAACCCTTCAGCTTGTAAGTCTTTCCACCAAGACCCGTAATCACGATCGGCTACCTTCATTGAATAGTCAGCTATAATTGGCATTGGCCCATATTTATTGCATGCCTCTACAATCTCACTAACTAACGGCTTAGACTTGTGCCACTCATCATAGATATAAATATTTCCTGTCTCATCTTTAGCTAGAAAAACAATAGATGTATCTACACGTGTACCATGGTCTAAACCTATACACTTATACCAGTGTTTTTGTATGCGTTGTTTTGGAATGATGTGATGATCCATTAGGCAATCATATACGGCATTCTGTACGCTATCCCAGTTGCCTTCTAAAAACTGTTTTATATAGCTAGGCGGATAGTTCTCTTCCATGTTTTTTATATAATCGCTAGGTAAATTCTTTTTATTACTGTAAGTTGATGCACGAATATACATACAATCATCTGGGAGTTCTTGGTCATGATATCGCTTTTTACACCAACCGAATCTCGGGTTACCTTCTGTAAATATAAGCTTTTTAGGTAAAGCTGTGCCTCTTAGTCGACCGAGTGCACCAAGAAAGTGTTCTTCTTTTAGTTCTTCTGCCTGACACATAATTACTGCATCAAAACTACTAGATAAAATCTTTCTAGGATCATCGAAGGATCTAAAAATTATGCGACTATTGTTTTTAAAATGAAATTCGTTGTCTGATTTACTATGATAATAACCATACTCTTCAGGCGGAAATGCATCTTTAAATTGCACAATACACGTGTCTTTTAACTGTCTATAACTAAACCTCGTCATAAGTAGCTGCACGTCCTTATGTTGAGAACATAAATAATAGGCAATAATAATAGAAATAAAACTTTTGCCTGAACCATAGCCCCCCCAGAAAGCAATTTCTCTAGGACAGTCGTCACGCATAAGCATGTCTTTATTAAAAACGTTAGCAAATATTTTACTTTGATTTTGATTTAGCCTTATCTTCATTTAAAAATATACTTAAATCCTTAAGCTCGTTACGCTTGTATTGTTTACGTTTTTGGTTTTTACGATCAAAAAAAGTGTAGGTATCGTATTCCTGCCCATTCGAGCACTTACCTAGAAATACCCAATCAATAATTGAATCTTCAAACCTATATTTTTTACCTTTATTGAATACAATCATAAACGATTTCCTGCGATCTCTTCTTGCTCTTGTGCACGATCGTAAATATCTTTTAAAGTTTCTTCTTTCTTCAATGCGTTAATAGGGTCACGAAAAGACTTCCAATAAAAAGTCATTCTTAGAGTAAGTAAGGTATTAATTATAATTGTGCCTGTAATAACTGCACATAAAAGCAATACATAAACTACATTCCATAGGTCAAAAACTATACGATCACTTAAATTTAAAATCATTCTTTTATCTCCTTTGCTTCAGCATCATAGGTTAATACAATTTCATGCTTTGGCTGTAACATTAATTGCTGGTCTTCTTGATAGCCACGTTTTTTCCCACGTGTTTTTAAATAAAATATTGTTGCTGCCGTATTACCTTGGTTAATTTGTTTAAACAAAGATGACTCAGCCATATCTAGAACAAGATCATTAGTAGATTCGACTGCGAGCTTATATTCTTCATCATTACGCAACCAGTCATAGTGCGTACTCCTATCTATACCAACGATTTTACAGGCGTGACTAACTAACCCCAGCGTTTTATTTAAGGCTTCAAGCATAGCTGTTTTTTTATAGGTGGTGGATTTTGTAGGCTTCTTACTCATTACGTAATTCAACCTCAAAACCTCTATCTTGTAGTTCATTTAGCAAAGACATAATTTCATCTTGATTTTTACCACTAACTTTTAAAATAAAATTATCTTTTAATTTCTCAGTGTTTTCAATTAAACTTTTATCTTCAGTTAGCTCACTCATGTCTAATTCCGGTAAATCATAACCCCAAGCATCTAATAACTCAGGCTCAAATTCGTTGGCTAAAATACCGTCATCCCAAGACCCGTAATTTGTATTCTCAACGACAATAATCTTTTGTAACGTTAGTTTATCAACTTCGGGGTCAATTACTTTACATTTTATATGCATGTAGTCTAATTCTTTATAGGCTTTTAACCTCATATTACCTGATAGAACAACATAGGTATCATTATGAGGTATAACTAACAGTTCTTTAATTTCGTTTAAGTCTTTCTCAAATAAACTTGTCTTTAATTTATTGTATGCATGCTTATCTATACGTCTAGGATTAGCAGGTACACCCTTATCTTTAAGTTGCCCAACGTTATTACGTAAATCTTTTATATTTAATTTTTCTGTTCGTGCTAGTATCTGCATATTTTTTTTCATAATATTTAAAAAAAGTACGCAAACACTTCTATTAATAATTTAAACTAAAAAAAAATCTAAATCAATTAAAACTACTTCTTAATGTAATCGTATATAACAACTTCAGTATAATTTCTTTTGATGTACTCAAACAAAGTACTTTCAGGGATATTTAAATGCTTAGCAATATCTCGCCAACTCATACCTTCGTTTCTAAATTTTTTATAAAGTTCTATGTTGTGTTCATATTTTTTCATCACCTTTATATTATCACATAAAATAACGACACGTGCAACATTCGTATACATGAAATTATTTCAATATATATTTACTTGATTTACACGATTAATAATCGTATTATATATTCATGCTTAAAAAAAAGGAGAAAAAAATGAAACAACAAATAGTAAATGCAGAGTTGGTAGATTTCGATTATGAGATTACAGAAATCAATCAAGGTATTATAACTTTTAATAAGGTATTCAAATAAATGAAAACACAAGTTTTAGATAACATTGACGCATTAGCTTTTGGAGATGAAGCAACGAAAGAAAAAGCATACGATTATTTATATCAGTTTGTTAATAGTTTAAATATATGACGCCAGGTGTGAGCCCTATTATGGGAAGATAGTAGGGCTAATAATTACATGCAAGTTACTGTAATTTATAAAGTAATAATAACAAATTTAAAAAAATAAGGAAAAAAAATGAACCCCCAAAATAAAAATACTGAAAGTGAACTTATGCTTACAGATAGTGAACTTATGTTTATTGATTATAACAAAGTTAAGCAAAACGATCCTGACTTAAGAGATCTTAGATTATATAATTATAATATAAATTCGACCGCTGCTATTTTTATTTTTAAAGCATTAACTAAAAACAATATAGTCGATTATGTCGATTTAGATTCAAATCAAATTTGTGATAAAGCCGCACCTTCTATTGCTTATGCTCTCGAAAATAATAAAATTATAAAAATTATAGATTTAGACAACAACGAACTAACTAACGTTGGTGCTAAAAAAATTATAGAGTCGCTTAAAAACAACACAACATTAGAACATTTGTATTTAAGTCGTAACAAAATCAGCAATAATTTATTGCGTAAAATTGAAATTATGACAGAAAGAAACAGAAAAAAATGAAAAACCTAAATACTAAAAAAGATATCTCAGTTAATGAGCTAGACAAAACCATTGCCGATATAGAAAATAAAATTAAAGAAACAAACAATTTCTTAAAAAACTATGACAAGCAATCAATTAAAACAAATTCCTATTGGCCTATTGTTTTAATTATTACAGCAGGCTATGTTTTTTTATTAATTTTATTTTTAATTGATAATTTCGTTGCGTAAAGTTATATAAGGCTATATAATATATGAAGTATATTAAAGGAGTAAAAATGAAAATATCAGAAATCAATGACCCGATTCATAAAATTGCAATGAACAACATTAGTATGAGAAAATTAAATGCGTATATATCCGATATGACTTTTTACAATTGGAGTACAAGAAAAAGAGTACCTACTCGACAATATGCAACGCTCTTAAGAAATTATGGTGTTGAAGATATTTAAAAAGTTATAATAAACAAAAAAAAGAAAGGATTGTTGGGACTTTATAAAGCAAAAGTCGAGTGTAACAGCACCCGACTCTAAAAATTAAAATGTTAATAATCGCAACCACTTAAAAGCTTTTATTAACGAAAGGTATAAATTAATGTTAACCCTTAAAATAAAAAAAATCAAACAACCATATAACATCTTCTTGGAGTTAATCAATGAACTGGGATAGCCAATTAGATTTTATGACCAATGAATACAACAATAAATATGACTGCATTGAATGTAGGGATGGGGTATACGAATGCACATGTTAAGAAGCCATTTAAATAATGTGCCAAACGTAGATGACCCAAGTGATGTAGACATTGCTATTACTGCATTATTGGAAGCAATTGAAGGAGTAAACAAAAAATGAAACAAGAATATATACACGTGAATACAGGATATGAAGATATTATATACGATAAAGATGGACGAGCTTACGTATACAGCCCACAAATAGTAACCCAAAATATTAAAATTAATGAAGAGGTGCCGTTCTAATGGGGCCTGTAAGAATGTGGGAGCAACAAGCTAGACAGTTAATAGGTCTTCAGGAACGCTATAAAGAAGTTCTTAACGCTATGTCCTACTACAGAGACCAAATAGAAAACAAGAGTCACACTTTAGTTCCGTACTTATCTAAAACCTACGATAACGAAATGCATAGTAGCGGCCATAGACTTAGTTTAGAAAAAAAAGAAAAGTTTAATTTAAGTAAATTCAAGCGTGAACACCCTGACATGTATGCAAATTATTGCGATGAAGATTACAAAATAAAAATCGAGGTTGAAAAATGAGTAAATCAATATATGAAGGGTTAGCTATAATTCAGCGTGAATTAAAAGCCCCAAAAGGCCAAACAAATAACTTTGGAAACTACAAATACCGATCATGTGAAGATATTTTGGAGGCTTTAAAGCCACATTTAAATGGCTACACTTTAGTAATAACTGACGACATTATTTTGATTGGTGATAGGTATTATATTAAAGCTACAGCAACAATAAGCGACGGCAAAGAATCAATTAGTGCGACTGGTATCGCCAGGGAATCACAAACTAAAAAAGGGATGGATGATTCACAGATAACCGGGTCAACATCAAGTTATGCTAGAAAATATGCTTTAAATGGCCTTTTTTGCATTGATGATAACAAAGACGCAGATTCAACTAACACACATGGTAAAGACTCAACACAGACGGCAACTTCAAAATCTGAACAACCAAAAACAGAATACAAAAAAGTAGAATCACGAGATAACACACAACAACCTCAAAAGCCTAATAGAGAAGAAATGTCTAAAGAGGATATTAATAACCTTAAAGAACAAATTCACAAGCTCTGCGGGAATATGTCTCCAGATGAAAAGCGTGCCGCCCTTAAAAAAGCGAGCCACTACGTAGCTAAAACCTCCGGTAAAGAATCGTATATTGATGATATAAATGACTTAAAACGTGGTAGTTATGATGCTCCATCGTGGCAACTCAAATTGACGCTAAAAAAATTGCAAGAAGCAATGCTAAGTGAAGTAGCTGCTGAATTTGTAAGTGACGAGCTATGACTAAAGAAAGCCCTAATTATTACAGCATAATTACTGCAGATGTTAGGTACAGCAAAGATCTATCTTTTTTTGAAAAAGTTCTTTATAGCGACATAACTGCATTATCTAACAAAAACGGCTATTGCAATGCGTCCAATAAGTATTTTGCTAAAATTTTTGGAAAATCTGTAAGTACTATAACTAGAGCTATTAGTAATTTAGTTGAGAATGGCTTTTTAGAAAATGTGCTTATACGTGATGAAAATAACGAAATTACTGAACGTAAACTGTATCTTAATTCAAAAGTGACTATACCTATAGTCAAAAATGACCATAGGGGTATAGGCAAAAATGCGCATAGGGGTATAGGCAAAAATGACCAGTATAATAATACAAGTATAAATACTATAAATAATGAATATAAAAAAAATATAAATACAAAAAAAACTTTTTTAAATTTAAGTCTTGTTGGCATAACAGACTGTGACAACGTCCAACTAGAGCAAAAAGAATATGACAAGCTTGTTACTGACTACAACGTGCAGACAGTGCAAACACACATAATGCAGCTAGATAGCTATCTAGAAGACCACCCACGTAAATACAAATCACACTACAAAGCACTACGTAGCTGGCTTCTTAAAGACGCTAAAACGAGCAAACCAAAATACGAAACAGCTACAGAATACAACCAACGCCTACTGAACGAAGAAATGCAAAAAGCCTTGGTCGAAGGCAACGGAAAAATAAATATTGATGATTTTACGCCATTTTGAAAGGTACAAAAATGAATAAAGAAAAACGATTTTTTAAGTCAGTCTTAAAATTGTTTGAACTACGAAATTTAACTTATGACAAACATATAGCACAAAGATACTGGTCTGAACTGCAATATGAATCAAGCGATAATTTAAAACGTCTTTTTAGTAAACTATACGATCGCAACTACTATACCGATTACACTAAAACAAAGGCTAGAATGCCCTATGTAATGGAAATAAAAGAAATACTAAAAACCGTTAAATCAGATGCGTATGTAATGCCTGATCAATTTTGTTTGGCTATGCCAAAAATCGAAAAAGAAAAGAAGAAACAAGTTCATTTGGATATGACTCAAAAAATTAAAGAGTTTCTAGCTAATGGAGCTAAGGAGGATCAATTAGATGCATTATTTGCCAAGAATTAAATATTTATTGCCAGTGGCTATAATGGCATTAGTTGGACTAAAATTTTTAAATAGAAAGCGAAATACGTATGGATAAGATGATGCTAGAAATGCAGATTAGAGGAAAAAATAGAAGCCAAATTATAAAAAGGATGTTAACGATGACAAAGTTTTTAATTGATGAAATGGGGGAATATGACACACAGTGCGTCAAATATACACTAAAAAAAATAGCTGCAAATTAAAAAATGAAAATTAATGATGAACTTAATAAACACCTATCTGAAGCCCAACAACTTCAACGATGCATGAACATTTTAAATACTTGTAAAGTTAATGCCTGGCGTAACAATACGGGTATGACTAAATACGAATCTAATCGTGGGCCAAGGGTTGTCAGATACGGCCATAAAGGCTCGTCAGATATTATTGGCTATACACACGACGGTCGTTTTTTTGGATTTGAAGTTAAGAGACACAATAAAAAACCAACACAATTACAATCTAACTTTATACAAAATGCACAAGATTATGGCTGTGTTATTGGTTACGGAACAGCCAATGATCTTGTAGATTTGTTAAATAGTAATGATTTATTGTGAACGCCCTTCAATATGGCTTAATCTTGTGTTAATTTCCTTGTACTCAACTCTTATATTTTCCAAAGCAACGTTTATTAATTGATGCTGGTTATTGACTGTAGATGCAACTTCTTTTACTAAGGCTTCAATTTTTTCAACTTGCGATTCAACACGATTAACCCTTACAGTTGTTTTGTTTTCTAAATTAGTCAATTTATTGTTCAGCTCCAGTATTTTCAAATTATACTTATCAATTCTTACGAAAAATTTACTTGAAAAATAAATAATGCTCGCAATTAATATAGGATAATATAATACATTCATTGACATTTCATTAGCAACAAGGGCATTAAATATTGGGATTAATTCCATTATGCTATCGGTTTAGGATATTTATTTTTTACGTCTGCAATGTGCTCTTTCCATGCAGTTGTACTATTTATCGAATCCCAGTACTGTAAATCTAGCTGTTCACCTAATGACAAATAACCATCATCTGCGTTAGATCTTGCATATGAATAATCATAATTATGATGTGTTTTATCAATTTTTTCTTCATGTGGTGCTTGTTTTTTAAGCTCTAACATAAAGTTATCTGCAGCAGTCTCATCATAATTTTTATTATCAATTTGCTGATCATTTTCATCTACATAATATTTAATATATGGCTCTAATATGTTGTTTATGTCAGATACATTTGTATATTTATTAGCTAATATGTCGTTTTTTGTATAAGTCTTAATCATTATTAGTATTCCTTAAGATAAAATTGTATTGAACGCACTACATAAGTCCCAGACGATGAACTTCCACTAGTCCTTTTTGCCATTAACGTCCATCGAGTTGCAGTACTACTAGAAGCAGTGGTAATTCCATATAGTGGTGTACTCCCGATATTTAAATTAGTTGAGTTTCCTGAATCCAGTCTCCATTGATCTGTCCTTATTGTTGTCGATCCTGGATTACTTATTGCAATACCGTTTGACTGCCATATTGTAGTCCCTGTGTCATCAATAATTCTAAGTTCGTAACCATCCCCACCGCTACCACCACCATTTATTTCAATCATTAGATAGGCTACGAATTCACCACTTGTTATTTTAGATGCTGGCCATAATGTTGGATTTGAAACACCAACTCTTTCAGGAGTAACATCAATCCATGTACTATTAGAATCGAATCCAGTTCCTGTTGACCAATATGTTCTGCGGTCTAAAATTGTATATCTTGGAATTTGAATATCAAAATTAATTCGAGTAGTTGATACAGCAACGCCTAATTCGACAATATAGGTACTTGGTTTAGTGGCTGTAATTGCACCGCTAGTACCTAAATAGTATAGTGTACCTGCAGTCAAAGAGCTAAAACCATCATAAAAACCATAATCAATTTTGACTGTTCCGCCGCTGGATACTGTTGTGTTACAAACCCCAACGACTGCAGTAACTCCAGCCTCAGTAGTATTGTCAGCCTTAAATGCTTGTCCACTGCTTATCCTAAGCACATCACCTGCACTTAAGTTCTCACCTGCTGTTATAGTTGAGAATTGATCAGACGGTATGCCTACATAATTAGAAGCAGTTACTTGATTTACATTTAAATCGTAATTTCCTGCTGCTAGTATCTCAACTGTTTTATCTACATTGTCATCCCAGTCAGTATTTGTAAACTTAGTCCCATCCCACTTATTAAAGTCGCCAGCTGTTGGTACTCCCATATTATTTTATTCTCCTTTCTTGTTTAATCTCTTCTAAAGATTGTGGTTGCAAAGATCCTGATTCTTGTCGTTGTATTGGTGTAACTGCTTTAGCTGCAACTTTTGGCAATGGTCTTGCCACTGTTTCTAAGGCGGTTGTTACACCAGGTAATGCGCTTATAGCTGTTCTTTGTATTACAGGACTAGTTAAAGGCAGCGTTGCTCCACCAGTTGTTACTCCTAGTCCTACACGTAACAAATTAGCTATTCCTTCAACATTACCTGTTCCTCCACCTCTACCTGGAAACACTTCACTAAATTGTTCTTTAATTCTTACGTTTTGTGCACGATCAAGAAATTTATCTTTTTCAGGCAATAAATCATCTAATTTTTCGAGCGCTTCTGTAGTAACAGCGTCTTGTTTTCTTGTAAGTAATTTACCAGCATCTTTTGTTTTTGCTAGTTTTTTACCAAGAATCTCTTTAAGTTCAATAACTTCTTTTGATTGCTCTCTTATATCAGCTATTCCTGATATGTCTGTTTTCAAACGTGATCTTATTTTTCTACTGATCTCTTTTAATTTAGTGTCGCCTTTACCTGTTCTTTGAGCTCTTGTAATCGGATCTCGATATAATCCACGTGTAGAGTCAATTTCATCCATAATTTGTCTTAGACCAACAGGGTTGCGTTCACCTTTCACTCTGTCTAAAATTTCTTTGATATCAATTTTCTCTTGCTCAGTATAAATATCTTGCTTGCCCGCTTTTGCTTCAATAAGTTTTTTTTGTCTATTAACAAAAGTTCCTAAATCTAGCTCTTTCTCTGACTTTTTTAAAATTCTTGTTTCTTGTTTTTTTCTTGCACTGTTTTCTTTTAATAACTTTTGCAAACCTTCTTTTGCTTTGTTTCCTAAATTAGTAAAAGTATCTTTTGTTTTTAAAATCTTAGGATTATCCAAAGCTTTCTCTATGCTTTCTCTAGGTACAGAGCTTAAAATATTACCTGCATATGCCGTAGCTTCTTTAGTAAGTTTTTTAACTGGTGCCGCCAATGGTTTTGCTAATTTAACAGCTCTACCAATAGCTGATTCAGTTCCTGCCGCTATAGCTCCTGCCTTTAGTGCTTCTGGCAATCTTTCTTCTTCAGCTAGACCTTCTACAACTCGACTAACCCCAGTAATTCCAGCCTGCCCAGCTAAACCTATTGCAGCAAAAGGTAACGCTGCATATGGGGCAACTTTAGCAACCCCAGCAACAGCTTCTCTTGGTGTAACCGCTAACTCTTCTGGACCTAAAAACGATTCTGGGCCACCAAAGCCTTTTATAGCCTGCATTGCACTAGCTAATCTAGTAGGCTTTTGTACTATTTCTTCAGGTGCTGTTGTTATTTTTTCGTCAAACGTTACCTGTTCTGAGTATTCTGGATATTTAGCAATCATTTTATTTGCTAACTCTAAATCGTCAACATCTTTATATTGCGGATATTTACTTTTTATACTTTGTGAAAACTCAATATAGTTCATTATAAAATTCCTAGTGGGTCACGCTGTTTTAGTTCTTCTATTTTTGCAAATTGCATTTCTCTATTTTTTTGCTTTTGCTTTACAACTTCTGGGGTGTCACCTGGTTGTGGAAAATATTGTAATCGTGCATTTTCAAATTCAGATTCTGCAATAGCCGCACCTGACTCTCGTCTTAAGGCTGCGTTTATAAAATCTCTTTGTGCCTGTTCAATCTGCTTAAATCTGTCAGACTTAAACAAGTATGGAACTTTAGTGTCTAAAACAAATTGTTTTGTATTTTTGTAGTATGGATTTTTTTCAGTCTCAAATTTACTTAAAATTTTATGAGAAGCCTCAGTTCTTGCATTAAAGCGAGCTTGTTCAGGATCTTGCTCTTTTTTAATTCGATCTAAGTATAATGCGTCTTCAATTTTTTCCTGTCTTTTACGTTGATCGTCTAATAATTTTTGTTCACGCTCTATTTGTTTTTGCTCTGCATCTGCTGCTATTTTTTGCTGCTCAATCTCTGCTTTTTGCTGTAAAGCAATACCTTGCTGCTGTTCTTTTAAACCTATTGCATACTGTCGTTGCCCTGCTTGTACTAAGTTAGCACCTACTTGTGGATCAGCTCCTAACCCAACTGTAATACCTGCTAGCATGTTAGTTAGTAAATATCTTCCTTCAGGCGTTTCTTTTTGTGTATTAATAAAATCTCCAATACCTTTTAAGATTCCCATACCAGCCTCTGATATTCCGGAAGCAATTTGCGATAACGGGTTTGGGCCAGGCTGCTCAATAGGTTGGCCGCTTGCAACAAAGTCTGCTGTAATTTGATCACGACTAGGCTGCATAGATGGTTGTTGTATATTTACTTGATTTCTAGAGGCCATATTTACCAATCTCCTTCATTTGATCTATAAGTATTTCATCATCAGGCGTTAAATAATAATCCCCACTAAAATTTTTATCACCTAAAGTTCCTTCAACTGAATAGTAACCTTGCAAAGCTTTTTTTTCGGCCTCTGTTGCTAACTTACCTTTTTGTGCCTCTATTGTCTCTTGTATTTTTGCTTCATCAACTTTTTGAACTGGTCTTAATGTTGCAGCTTGTGCAGCTAACGCTTGTGCACCAGCAAATTGTTCTCTTGATCTTTGTTTTCTTAAAGCTTCTTCTAAGCCTATTTTTTCGACCTCTAAACCTAATTGCTTACCAAGTTCTCGTGCCTGCATTTGTTGTAACAATGCTGCCTCTGGACCTCTTACGCCTGCTTGAGTCTGTGCTAATTTAGCACGACGCAGTGCTTGTTGTTGTTCAGGTAATTGTTGCTCTCTTATAATTTGTTGTAAGCGACCTACTTCTTGTGGTTTACCTTCGGTAGCCGCTAAAAATTGTGCTATACCGGAGGATTCTCTTTCTTGCGCTCTCGCTAAAGCTTCTTCTTGACCTGCTTGTGTACCAGTTAATATTGCTAATTGTTGTGCAAACTGTTTTTCAGCTAATTCTTTTTGTTGTGCCATCTGTTCTTGACTTAGCCCAGCTTGCGCTGCTGTTTGTTGTTCCAATGCTTTTTGTTGTGCTTTTTGTTGTTCAGAAGCCGAATATGCAGATATTACTGCTCCTGCTGCTGCGGCTCCTATTGCTGCCCATGACATAATAATTCCTCCTTATTTTTATTTATATATTTATTACTTTGGCGATTTACTTTGTTAAATTCATCTAATAATTCTTTATCAATAAAATTATTTTCTCTATCTTCTATAATCTCTTTTTCTATTTCATCGACATCAGTTTTATTTGTTACATGAAACGTCAGCCATGTTGTGTCTTCTTCTATATATAGTAGTCGCCTTGTATTAGGTTCAGTTATTCCTGTGTGTGGGCCTTCAATATGTTCTATTTTATTGCCGTCAAAAACTTTACATTTGCCTTTAGTAACTACAAAAGGATGATTTGTTTTGTGTATTTTAGATGTCAGTAATGTGCCTGCAGGCATAAATATTTCTCGAATGTACATGCCGTCGGTAAAACGATGCGTTAAAGGCATAACTACAGGCTCGCCAGTTGCTATTATAGCCTCTGCTTTATCTATTATCTCATGCATATCTTTTTGTAATTGACTCATAATTCTTTGTTACTTATAGCCCTTCCCACTAACTTCCAACCCTTTATACTTGCCTGTGTTTGCGTAGTAATCTTAAATCGCATCCATTTACCGTAGCGATCTATATGTACAAGGCTGTAGTCTTCTTCGTCGTCCGTCGTTAAATAATAAGTTTCGTTATAGTAATCATCAGCATAAAATGCGCCAGTATACGTTATTGTTGCTGACTTGTTTTGTGTAGAATTTATTGTTGCATCTAATGTAAGCGTGTTTGAGCCTGATTTATCGTAATAAATATACAATTGTGAAAAATATTTATCATCCGTGTCTACTGCTATTTCAGGTGTCTCAAAAAATGCAGTAAGCTCTTCACCTCTATAAGATGTGTCATTGTACATCTTCTCAACTATGCCTGCGTTTTTTTGCGCTATATAAAGGTCACCACTAAGTTTACCAAAAACCCAATACTCTGGGCTATATGATGTAGTCTTAATAAAATATTTAGTCCAACCTGCAATGCGTATATCATAAACATACATAAATGTTTCTGCGATAAGATGATATTTATAATCGTGAAAAGCAGCATGTAATGGGTTGTCTCGTAGCTGGTTTGCAAAGCTATCTTTATTAAGTGCAATAGAATAATTATTTGTTCGCAAGTTATCAAATGAAGTAGCTAAATTTGTAGCAATATTACCGCTAAAAACACGAACGTCGTACAAATTAGATACAAACATAATACCACCAGGCAGTATGTCATTTTCTGGTACTCGAACAATACTAAAGCCATCTGCACATCCAACGTTACTAGTTGTTTGTTGCACCTTAGTCACAAGGCCAGAAGTGTCTGCTAAATATATATGACTTTCTGAAAAGACTACAATTTGACCATAATCTTCTATCATTCCTGTAAGTGCTGTATTGTCATTACCTACACCTGAAACATCATATACTCCTGATGTATTAAAAAATACTTCTACTTCAATCTCAGAAACATATAAATAATTTGGGCGATTTTGGTTTACTGCACCAATTAATTTTTCATCTTTAACAGTAATAAACTGTGGAGTAGGGCATGAACTGTTTGTACTTGGTATTGTTACACCTAATGAACCATCAGCAATATTATCTTGATACGTTAATGTTGTATTGTCAGTTATGGTTGTTACTAACTTTAATGTTGATCCTCCAGCTTCAGTACGATATATTTTACGTTCTGTGCAATTGCTAACGCCTACAGGAATATCTAAATCAATGCTTTTACTGCTAACAGTAACTGTATTACTAACTGTTCCTATTACAACTTCAACGCCATCAATTATATATGTCATTGCATAATAGTAAGTTCCTGTTAGACTACCTGCGACGAGTAAATCTTTAGCGGTAGGAGCACCCATTTGTTTAACGTATGTACCATCATAGACCAACGGATAGTCAAATCCATTTGATATAAATAACTTGTCATTCAATATCCCAAATGTGCATTTTTTTTGTGCGGTAAGTCCAGTGTATATAGTAGTTGGTGAACTTAAAAAATCTTTTATAATAGAACCATTTTGTATACAGATGTTTTCAGTCTGAAATTGTCCAACGCTATCTATGTATCTAAATTGTGTCATACCATCTATACGTGCAGACCCGACATTGTATTCTACACTAGGAGCCTTGATTCTTTGGCAGCCTGTAATCCCGTCATAGTTCATGTTTTCTATGTTATAAAAATAGTCTGCCGGGACAAATTTACGTCCCTTGTCGTCTCTTAAACCCTTAGACTGATAAGACTCAATAACAAAAGTCAAAGATTAACCTCCACATTGTCTAGCTCCCAGTCGTATGCATGACCAATCATTGTTCCATTAACAATCTGTCCGTAACCAGCCTGTATATCACGTTTAGCTTGTGCATAAAATGCAGCTGCGTCAATTTTATATGGCCTTGCTCTTTCCGCATCGATTTTACTTAGTAATCGATAAGCAACCATATCAACAATTGGTTCTACATGCTCATCAGGTATTTCCATTTCTTTGTCTAATTGAGCTTGTGAAATATCATCATTTCCATCAACTGTGATTTCAAAGTGCTTTTTTCTATAATACATAACTAAATTATTTTCTGTTACGGTGTCAGTGTCGCTATGCGCTGCTGCAGTTGTTCCTTCTACTCCACGAGTACAACCGGTAAACGTTGTTGATGATTTATGTGTGTATCTAATTTTTTCATTGTTTATTGTGATGCGGCCATTCAGTTCAGGAAACCCACTAGTTGAACCAACAGTTATTGTTGTCGCGCTATCACTCAATGCACCACTTAATGTTGTCGTATTAGGCGATCCACTGTTATCAGGGTAAATAGTTATTTCGTCATTCCATACACTAAAAAACCTAGGTATACCTGCATATGTACCATATGGAAACTCACTATTAACTTTATTTAAGTCTTTATAATTTAACGGGTACTTACGACCATCACGCCATATATATGTAAATCGATAAGCTTGTGATCTTATTGCGTCACTTGGTGCTGTAGCAACTCGAGTATCTAGCCCTAAAGTTGTACTAAAAATATCTTCTATTCCTTTTACTGTTGATGCATATATATCTAATGCATTTTTTAATTGTTCAACAATACGCTTATTCGTAAATAATGTATTTGCATTTTTGCCTGTAAGATCGTCTGGCATTCCTAATGCTGTATTTATTCTATCTAAAACTTCACTGACTAACATTTATCCTCCTACGCATAGTATTGTGTTGCGTTCGCTGCTATTTGTGCATCGACATAAGCTTTAACTGCTTTTGCACTTGGTATCGTGTCATCACTAGCACTAACACTGTTAAGATCAGTATCTAGCACACCAGCTTTTAAATTAGTTACAGTTAAATTACTAATTGTGGTGTTGTCTGCATTTATACTTGGTAATCGTGCTTCTGCTAATGTTCCGCTAGATATATTGCTAGCATTTGTTGTATCTACATTTGCTACATTACCAAGACCAACGTCACCTTTAACTAAACTTAGTGCTGTTTTAAATGTCGTTGCTATAGCTATATCTTCTACATCGCCAGTTCCTGCTGTCGTACGAGCTTTTACTGTTCCTGTAGCAATATGCGCCATTTTAGCGTTTGTAACGGCTTCATCAGCAATAGTTAACGCTGTGGCACCTGTAACATCACCCGTATGAGTTGCATTTGTTACTTTAGCATTATTAGCTGTTACATCAGATTCCATTGTATCTAAATCGACCGCTTGTGTAACAGTTATATGTCCTAGCTTAGTCTGCTCTGCACTTGTAATTGTTGTTGGTTTATTTAGTATATAAGCATCAGATCCTGTATCTATTACGTTCCAGTCAGACTGTACATTTACTTCTGCACCAGTTGCTATACCGGCAAGTTTTGTACGTTCCGCACTAGTAATAATTGCTCCTGAACCAGCACTTGTAACATCAGCTAATTCAGTAACATTATGTGTGCTTAAATCTGTAACATCACTTGGCTTATTAAGTATCTGTGCATCCCCACTAACAGCGTTCCAATCGGCATTTACATTTACTTCGGCTCCAGATTCTATACCGTCTAATTTAGTATTATCACTAGCTGTAAAATGCTTATTTGTAGCTGTCTCTGATATGTCATCAAGGGTTAAGCCTCTAGTTATAGCGCAATTTGTTGCATCACCAATAAAAACATTCCCTTCGTTTAAATTTGGTACGTCATTAGTACGCCCAGCACCACCTACTTTAATAGACCCAGCAGTTGGATGTACTCGCTGTACTTTTCCAATGTTTTGAATAAGCGATGACTCTGTTTTTGGTCGAGTATTTGTTAAAGTGCCAGTATCAGACACATATAAAACATCACCCAATGAAAATGAACTTGTATTTAATCCCGACAATGTTCCAAACGTAACTACATTTATAGAAGCATTTAAAGATGCTGTATTCTCTGCTAAACCAAACGCTGGCATTTTGTTAAAGTCATTAGCATCAGCAATAGCGACAACTGGTGAGTTTCCAGTTACGTCAAAACTAGATATATAGACAGGGTCGCCTTTTGTTATTGCTTCACCGGCTTTTGCTTTAAATTGCACTTCGCCTATTAATCCACCAATAAAATTATCAGCTTCGACATTTCCATTAACAGTAAGCGCTTCTCCTAATGTCGTTGTTCCAATCCCAACTTGATTATTTGTAGAATCGACATATAACGTATTTGTATCAACAGTTAAATCGCCTGATAATGTACCTGAGCCTGTTATATTTATATTTCCTGTACCTGTTATGTCACTGTTATTTAAATCTAAGTCACCGCCAAGCTGTGGTGTCGTATCGTCAACAACATCAACTAAAAAACGGCCATCTAAATCAGTAGTAACAGTCGATGCATCGTTCATAGTAGCTGTTAAAACACCGTCACCAGTGTTAAAGCCTAAAGCACTTAAAAACTTATCTGCACCAGCTGCACCTTGGTCAGGATTGTATATAAATGTCATCCCTCAATACCTACTATTTTTTTACTACCACTGACACAAATTGCATTTACAACACCTTTATATATAGGGTCATCTAAAGCTAAAGCCCCACCATTAGAATTAAGACGAATACCATTATTTAATGTAGCTGTTGCACCTAAAGAGACATACATAGCTTCATCACTGTCATTTACCAATATTAGTAATTTTCTGCTTGAGTTAGCAGCTAAAACTTGTGTGCTACTAGACCCTACTGTCACATTAAAATTAGTAATACTAGTTACTTCACCTGGTGTTGTACTTGTCGCCATTTCAGGTATAAAGGGATCTGAATCCGTACCTGTGCCGGACGATTTAAAAAACTTTATACCTGTTTGTGCTTTTATATCTTGAAAATTAGCCATGACTTTATTTAGGGGGTGGCCGTAGCCACCCACCTAGATGCTACTAAGAAGCGGCGATTTTAACTTTGTTTCCAGAAAGTACAACTGTTGCAGATCCACCACTTGTAGCAGTAGAAGCAATACCAACAGATTGTGCGCCTTCGGCAGTAGAACCAGAGACTCCACCATCTAATTTAAGTCCAGTTCCAGCGTTAAGTACCTCAGCATAGTCACCAGCAGCAAAAGTATCAGTCGTTAATACTGTTACTTTACCTTTGTACGGTGCCCAGCAATAGTAACCAGAAGTTACTGCAACTTGTGGTGCAACTACAGTTGCTCCTGAGTCAGTTGTAGCAGGTGCTTTTGAGATGACTTCACTACCTGCCGTGTTTGAGGTAGAAAGCTGGTATGGTTGATATTGTGTAAGTGCTCCGTGTGCCTTAACGTAAACATACTCTGGTTTAATTGCATCTGCACTAGATACGTCAACATATTGTGCTCCTAAATCGTATTTACGAGTAGAGCTTGGATTTGTTAAATCATCAGTATCGATTGATTGAATAAATGCCATTGATTTTTCTCCTTTCTAATTAATTATGATTGTAATGACTTGAATACACCGTTATAACGACGAGCTGTACAAACCATGTTACCAACTAAGAATGTTTGGTTAGTTTGAATTGCTTGGTTTGGAATTCGAGAATTGAAATCCATTGGTGCAGTTTTACCTTCAAAGCCATACTTGTAGCACATCTTTAACGTTGGAGTTGATAAGATATACAAGTCGTTGTCAGCAGTAGAACCGTCAGCTGAACCTGGGCTGTATTCGTCTACAAACCAGTTAATGTTGTTGAACTTACATCCAGCAAATCCAGCAGCTAAATCTTCACTGTCGATAAAACGCTGATTTGATTGCTGAGAAGCTAAGAACTTAGCTTGTACGAATGAGTTAGAAACCATCATGTCAGGGGCATAAGAGCCGATTTCGTTTCCATATCTTTGACCACGAGCAACTAGCTTACGAACAACTTCGTTTAAGTTGGCGTAGTTAATTGTGTTAGTAGATGTGTCGATTTCAGTTAACCAAGTAGTGCTGTCATCTAAGTCAGTGTTAGTAATTCCACCATAAGCTGTACCGGAAGCTGCGAAAATATCTGCGAACCCGTTTAATGCGTTACCGTTAGAATCTGAACCAGAACCATACATCGCTAATGATAATGTACGAGTTGCTTTGTTTTTAGCGCCTTCGATTTTAGCAACGATTAAAGACTTAACAGCGTTAGCTGTGTTGTCAGTCTTAGTAAAATCTTCCAAAGTGAAAGATACGTTGTGATAAAAATATTTGAAATCGAAAGTAGCAAAGCTTAATTGCTGGTTAGCTGAAGTATCGATAACACCAAAACCACCGTCGTAGAAACCTTCAGATTGATTTTCTGCGATCTCAACAGGTTGTTTAATTTGCGTACCACCTGATACATACTCTAAGTTTGGTTTTTTAGAAAGCTTGTTGAATAGTGCATTTGCTTGTCCGAACTGGTCTGGAATTTCCGTACGGATGGCGTCATGTGCTACCGATAAAGCTTCGTTTAATTGATCTGCTGATAAAGCCATTTTATTCTCCTTTTATTGATTTAAAATCTTATCCAGAGCTGATTTGTAGCTAGAATCACCACCAACGGCAGGTCTCTGCTTATTGACGCCAGTAGCTAAACTTTGTGCATTTGCTGATTTTTTAAGTGCATTTTCTGCTGATAGTGCAGAATTTGCTTCTAATATTGTTGGCAAAGCTTCAGACTTAAAATAACGAGCCCAATATTCACGAGGGATGTTTCCCTTATTCATATGCTCTACAAACTGCTGCTTATCATATTTTAAGTTATACTTGCTTGCTAGTTGATCTATCTCAGAAATCTGAGCGTCTTCTTGCTGCTTGTAATAACTATTTAATGCCTGCTCTTCAATATTAGATTTCCAGCTTAACAATTCGTTTAACCGCTGTGCATTTGGATCTTCTTGCTGAACCGCTTGCTCTGGTTCGACATTATTATATTTATTTATGACTCCTAATAACTCGTTTCCTAACTGTTCATGATTAAACAACTCTTCAACTGCGTTATAGTCGTCACGGTATCTAGAAAGTTCTTCGACCTGCTTTTTATAATCATTAATCTGCTTGTCAAAGTCACCTTGCCGTTTTTCGTGGTAACGTAAAGATTCGTACATTTTGTTAGGGTCTTTTGACCAATGCTCTTCGTATCTTTTATCGCCTTCCCATGAATTATTGCTGCTTTCAACTTGTCCAGCATCGTCATTTGAAGTGTCTTCGTTGCCTTGCCCAAAGCTAATTTGGGTGGCTTCTTGTTCGACTTGCTCCTCTGTGACTTCCTCTTGGATGTCTTCTGCCATTAGTGCCTCCTAAGATTTATTTAAGATAGCGCTTTGTCGAGTTGATATTCGTACCCTCGATTTACAGCTGATTCTTTTTCTTCATCAAGCTTTTTGCCTGAGATTCGAACAATACAACTATCAAGAGCCATCATCGCCTCTTTTGCGTTACCTTTACTTATAGCGTCCTTGGCTTCCTCTAGTTTGGAAACCAATTCCATAGGCGTATACCCGCCAAAATCTTCAAGAGTGAACTGTAGTTTACCTTTTTTCTCTTCAACTAC